CTTTGAGATGTGGAGGTAAGAACTCCATTAGTGTTAATCGAGTTTTCACATTCCTTTGTGGTCTATCTTTTGTAGTGACTTCCATTGTACCAGTTACAAGGAAGAGTTTCTCTACAAAGATAAACCCGAAGGGGGAAAGATATGTCTTCTTGTAAGATATTTTCAATCCCAGTCTATTTTCCAACTGATCGAAATATAGCTTTGTAACTGGTTTTGGCCAGGCTGACGCCATGTCATCACCACATATTACAAAGGGTCTATACGCCTTGTGATTCCTACGTAAATGGTTAAATTCTTCATGCTCTTCAGCATATTGATTCATCGCCATTTCAGCCCCGAACAAGTTGAGTATTGATAATACTGGCCACGTTAGAGCCAATCCCATAAGGATTCCTCTCGTGGTTGGCATATCTTCCACTTCCTTGAGTGGCATTTGAACATCTGTAAGATATTCTTTTGCCAAAATCATTGGTCCAAGCAATGCTTGACCAACTTGTTCGTAATGCTTAGGAAATTCTTCTCCGATAACCTCCCACATTCCACGCCAAACTGCTTGCGCAATTTCGTGTGGAATGTAATCAGACGCCGCGGTAAGATCTGCACTTACAAACTCTAGATCGTTAAGTCTTGAGAATGCATGTACACCTTTCCGAATTGGTCTGGGTGTGGTCTTTTCACCGGAGAATGAGTATTCAGTAGAAGGGTGATTCCGGAGGAGGTTAATGATTCGTTTATTTAATCGTTGACCTGCTACGACTAGAGGTGCTTCAGATATTGTTGCGAGCCGGTATTTCATACCACGCTCTAGTAACATTAGGGGATTCATCTTTGGAAGTCTTCCTTCAGTATTGTACTGTCGTAAGAATTCTAAAAGATCTTTCTCTGCTAAAGCATTAATCACGGACTCTGTCTTAAAAGCGTTACTAGCTTCATTGCCTAATAATAGTTCTTCTTTGAAGGGCTTATTATCGGTTGTTTTGATAGTAATTAGCTCATGAGTGTATGGTAAGTGATGGTCAAGTGTTACTTGATCTGATTTATCATCATCATAGTTTGGGTATTGTACTACGTCTGATTGTAGTGTCTCTTCCATTTGGAAGTGACCAACAGTTGACAGTGCTCTATCCATGTAATGCTGATAGACTCCTCCTTTCTCCCTGGATATTCCTAATGCTGCACTTGTGTTTAAGGTTATCTTTCCTTCTCTTTGAGGGTTAGATTTCTTTTGACGCATGAACAGTTCCTTCGTAAACTTTTGTAGTTTTGAGAGTACATTGATATCGAATGTTTCATGTGGTTCAGTTTTGTCCCACATTCGACGTTTCCATGATCGATACTCATCAGAAATACCATTGTTTGTTCCTAATGGTGCCGGGATGGCTCTTCCAACTCCAGCCAACGTCCAGAGACTCTCTGGTGTTAGTTGGTTTTGTAATCCACCCCTAAACCATTCTCGGATAGAAGGTATATTAGGAATGCTTTCCGATTGTACAGCTAGTAAGATAGTCTGAGCTTCATATGCCCAGTGTTTGATGGCCTTTCCTAAGGCTTTAGAACCTTGGTTGTGGATTGTTGTTATAACCCATCCCAACATTCTAACGACTGATTCCCAAGCGGTCTTCATTGATCCGTTTGAGAGGTCATATGTCTCTGTCTTAATGGCTAGCTGTATAGTACTTTTCCAAACAAGATACTGCCTTTCGCAGTGTTCGAAATCTATTCTTCCGAATTGATGTGTGAACTGGCCCGCATGTGAGTATTGTTGACGCAATATGTTACATGCGGTGCTGGTGCTTTTTGGCAAATCGTTGCTTGTCCCAGGATAAGTACGGCCGCTAAAGAGTAGCACTACTTGATGTAGATTGTCCGGAATCATGTAGCTTCGGCTATTCTTGGATTTGCCTGTTTCGGCAGGCAAACCAGGGTTCCTGGATGGGGATACATCCGTTGTGTTGATTTCCTTCAACA